GCTTATCGAGCAAATGGATAAGTTCGTTCAAGATTATAATTCTTGGGGCTATAGCGAAGAAGGTAAAATCATCTTCGATAAAGCTATGCATATGTTAGCAACCGATCATGCGATCTATGCTAAGATGCCGATCTTATGTAAAGGCGAAAATTGTATTTATAAAAACGATCCTTTGCATAAGGCAGGTCTTGTTAAAGTCGGCGAACCATGTATTTGTGAAACGACTTTAATCGCTCAAAAATTTATGCAGTATCAAAAAGAATTTAATCTCGATGAATCGTCCTATACCGATAATGTTCTTGTACATGAATTAATTACATTAGACCTCCTGATTTCAAGGGCAATGCAATATATCAATAATAAAGATTATGATCCTGTTATCGATGTCGTTACCAACATTACCGAAACTGGTCAAGAAATAACTCAACCAATGATTTCTAAAGGTATTGAGTTATATACGACTCTCGTACAAAAACGCGATAAAGTATTTGAGTTATTGGCTGCGACTAGAAAAGATAAAATTCGTAACAATGTCGACGACGCAAATCATGACACTGCCCTCATTAATAGTCTTAATGATCCTGATTTCTTCTTATCACAAGAACAAATCGAGGAAGAAAGAAATTCGAGGTTAAACGCTTATGGCGAAACTGAGTAATGCATTAGAGCTTATTACTGATAATATCAGTAGAACAATGGAAATCGGCAAATTAGCTTTTAATGGATCTAATACTATTGCTAAAGAGGTTGGTAAGACTGGTTCTGAAGCATTTGCAACAGGCATGAAAATAATGAATGATAATTTAGATCAAATTGGTTCCATTGAAAGAATTGCTAGTCCTAATTATACATTAGGTCAAATGGCTAAGAGTAGAATAATCGGTCTCGATACAACTCAGGCCCTACAATACTCTTATTTAAATAAAGAGTCTAGAGCTATGTTCGATAACCAATTTATGTCGCCAGAATTTGCTCAACGTATGGGTAGCGAAGATAAAGAAGTCGTTAAAGCTGCTAAAGAAGAATTATCGGCATTTTATAAAGATAATGCTAAATATGATATGACTCGTCTCGGCGTTCAAGGTGTCGTTGCTGGTAGTGTTGCTTATCGTGTCGCTACTGGTGGCGGTTTATATCGTGATAAGAATGGCGAATTTAATATTATCGGTATCCCGGGTATTTAATTATGCTTAAAGGTATAGTTAAAGGCGTAAAAACTGCCGGCGAAAAAGTTATCGAAGGTGCTGGTTATATCGCTAGAAAAACTGACGACGCTATAACGAATGGAGCTAATAAAGTTATTAACAGACAAGTTTCTAATCTCGAGAAACAAAAAACAGTTCTCGGTGATATGGGTAGTCAATACTCTAAAGAAGAAGTCGAAGCTTATAGTTCTAAGTATCGTCCTATGCGAAATACGGTTCCGGCTATTAAAGACGGTGCTAACGATTACTTTAAGGTTAATAAAGAATTTGTTAGCACTAATCCGGATAACTATTCTATTCCGGATCGATATAAATTAACAGGATACGGTGCTACGATATTAGGTGGTGCTGCTGCATTAGGTGCAACAAATAATACGATCGAAGCAGCAATGGAGCCGACGTCGACAGCGAATATCGCTTCGGTCGGTACCGTTAATCCTGTTGTATCGGCTAGTTCTGGATTAACGCCACAAAATGCATTCGATAATATGGGTGCATCTGGCGATATTAATTTTGCATTAAGACGTAACAATATTAAAGCACCAGGTACATTATAATGGCAGGTTTAAATATTTTAAAAGGATTAACTGGCAATGTAAAATCTGCTGTCGGACATGTCGGTAATGCGACTAAAAGTATGGGTACGGCCGGTAATTTAATTTGGGATAATAAAATTAATGCCGGCTTAGCGACTGCCAACGCAGTCTGGACTTATAACGATACGCTCGATGAAGGTGGCACTAAGGCTAACGCAATACAAGATGCTGCTTTTAGTATGGGTACCGATTTATTGTTAGGCCCATTAGCCGGTATGGCAGTTCAAGCTGCTTATTATGGTGGACCAGCTTTAGTTGGTATTGCTAACGATTTAGCTCAGCAAGGTCGTCAGCAAATGCAACAAAGTTATCGTCCATTCTCTTGGACTAATCCAGTTAATTCACAACAATATGCAACTATGAGACAGGCAGGAATGGCCTTAGCTCAGCAATCCCAATATAGTTTACAAACGACTATGATGGGTCAAGAAGGTAAAGCATTCCATAAATAAAAATTATGAAACAAGAACAAGATTATTCTGTAAAAGAATTAATGGCAATGCCTTTGGAAGACTTAGTAAGATTAGATTTTACTAAGCTCAGTGAAAAAGGAAAGCTAGTCGTAATTAAACGAGATCCAGTTATGTGGGCAAAATCATTTATTCAAATCTATAATATTGATTTAGATAAATATGCCCCTTGGACTCCACGTTGGTATCAGGCCGAAATGCTTCGTGATCGAAGTCTTCGTAAAGTATTCCGATGTGGTCGTCGTTGTGTAACTGGTAATCTTAAAATACAAGATCCAGAAACAGGATTATTTAAAACTGTAAAACAATTATTCGACGAGAATAAAGAATTTAATATTCTTGCTCTCGACGATAATTATCAAATCGAAATAGCGCCGAATGCTAAAGTATATGATAACGGTATTAAACCGGTATATCGTATTACGACAAATACTGGTCGCACATTCGATGCTACCGATAACCATCCATTCTTAACGGAATTAGGATGGTTAGAATTAAAAGATTTAACGGTCGGCGATAATATCGCTATTCCGATGCATCTTAATTATTTCGGTAGTGACTCTATCGAAGAATCAGAATTAAGATTAATGGCTCAGAAGCTAAATAAAGATACGTCTTCTGACAAGTCGATTCCGAAAGAAGTATTTTCTTTAAATAAAGAATCGGTGTCGATCTTTGTATCTGAATTAATTAAAGATGCATATAAAGAAGAAGACGAAGTCCCGATTAATAGGTTATATTGTTCCGAATCAGGTCAGTTAGCATATCAGTTAGCTCACTTATTAATGAGATTCGGTATCGTCGTAAAAATCGTTAAAGAACGAAATTCTTATTTTTTAGGATTCGTCGACAAGAAGAAATATAATCGAATTAAAAATCATTCCCATAAGAATATGTTCTCTGTTTATTATTCATATAAGTTTCAACCAATGACCGATAAACTTAATAAGATGTTTTTATCTTATTTAAAATATCATGAATTAGGAAAAACTAATTTTGAATATTTAAAAACAGGACGGTTAACACTTGAAGAATATTTAGAATCTAAGACTATCAATAAGGCTGAGGCAAAAGAACTTGCCGAGCATTTAGGTTTTGAATCGATCGAAGATATTCTTAACGGCGATATATTCTGGAATCCGATTGTATCGATCGAATATCTTGGTGAACAACAAACATATGATGTATCTGTGCCACGTTATCGTAACTTTATTGCTAACGATATTATTTCACATAATACCGGCAAAACAGAAACGATGGTAGTGGAAGCATTATATAACGTCTTTACGCGTAAAAACTTCATTCATATGTTTGTAACACCATATCAGTCACAAATTCGAATGATCTTCGATAATATTCGTCAGAAGATAGATAGTTCTGCTCTTATTAAAAAAGAAGTAGTAAGAGCTACGACAAATCCATATCTGTTTGAATTTTCAAATGGTTCTAAAATCGTCGGATTTACAACAGGTGCTGGATCTGGTATGAGTGCCGCGTCAATAAGGGGATGGCGAAGTGATTGGATTTCAATGGATGAAATGGATTATATGGGTGAAGGTGATTTCGATACTGTATATGCTCTTTGTATGGAACGTGATACAATTGGATTAACGTGTTCATCTACACCGACTGGTCGTAGATCGAAATTTTTCGATATATGTACTCGGAAAGAACTCGGGTTAAAATAGCCCCATTATTAAGTAATTAATAAATGTAAATCTTTTGAATTGCTGGAACGCCCTTATGGGTAATCAGCAGCGAAATCTTATTTTTTTTAATAAGAAACGTTCAACGACTATCCTTATGATGAGGAGTAGGGCCAAGCGGCTCGAAGCGGAAGGTATCCTTTATTTAAAAAGGATAATGATATAGTCTGAGCTATATAGAAATATATAGAAGGTTATGAGTAGCGATCATAATCGCAACAAAACTGTCACTGAGCACTATCATCCGACACAACATAATCCTATGTGGTCTGATGCAATGGAAGAAGAATTCAGAAACACATATGATCAAAATGCTTATACACATGAAGTATTAGCAGAGTTTGGTGTCGAAGAAGCTGGTGTATTCGATAAAGATAAATTAGAAGCAGCCACTCGCATAGATAATTATACTTATTTCGACAAAGAATTTTATAAGCCGGTATGGCCGGACTTAGACGATTCTAACGTAAAAAAAGTTCATATACTTCCTCCGGGAAGAAGAACGTATACTCCCAATCCATTTAGAACGATAGGCGTGGACTGGGATAAAGCACAGGCTCCAACATCGATTCTGGTGTTAGAGTATGATCCTTCATTTAATAAATTTAGAATTATTAATCGTACCGAAATTGAGTCCTCAGAATTTACATTTGATAAGGCCGTGAAAAAGATTATAGATATGAATGCTATCTATAATCCTAGCTATATTTATATAGATCGCGGTTCTGGTAAATATTTGCCCTTTATATCGTAAGTGAATTATATGATATAAACGTAGTGCGGTATTAAGCGAGAAGCCTAAGTTAAATAATTAATATGGTAACTCGAACCGAAGGCTTATTTTAAATAAGTCAGGGGCAGAGCATAGCAAGTGAAAAGATATAATCTTGCCAAGAGACCGCACAGTGTATTCACATTATTTAACACGAAAAAGTATGCCGACCTTATAGGAAACTATAAGAACTAGGAGATAAAAAGTTCCTAGGATAACAACGTGGAATATCAGATGGAATCTCTAAAGATTTACGGTAAACAACATCCAGAAACTGGACTCGATAAAAAAGTTAAGGGCTGGATGTTCTCAGAAAAGATCGATATACAAGATCCTGTTACCGGCGTTCTCGAAAAGAAACACTTGAAACCGTTTATGGTGAATCAGTTATCTATTCTTATCGAACGTGGTAACTTAATTATGAGTCCTTACGATAATGTAATTTTTAAACAATTAATCGATTATCGTGTTGAAAAAATTACGGCGGCTGGTGTTCCAGTATATAATAGTAATAACGAACACTTTGTCGATGCGTTAGGACTTGCTTATTTAGCATTCGTAGAACATTTCCCTGAATTAACTAAACTTGTTAAAAAGGCGTCTCATGATATAGTATACTCTATTAATAGAGGATCTGTATTGCCGACATACGAAAAACGAGATTTAGATAATCCTTGGGAAGACAAAAAGAAAACGTATGAGTCTTCCGATGAAGCTTGGCGAAAGTTAGGCCCTGGCGAATCGTTCGATCGTCCATCGAGAAGATTATCTCATACACGAAATAAATTTAGTCGTACATTATTTTAGGAAAATATGGAAGACAATAATAAAATTATCTATCGTCCCGATATACAACCTAAGCGACATTATGAAAGTGACGCTACTTTTGAAAAAACTCCTTCTAGAGTGTTCAACGATCCTATTCCTTGGACACCATCAGAAGAAGTTAAGAAAAGTGAAGTCGATGAATTATTAGCCGATTTAAAGACGGTATATAATTTGTTACCATACTTTCCGATTCAGATTAGGCCAATTATCGAGACGATGATTGTAACAATTACGACCGATACGATTGTCCGTATCGATCCTCCAGATCCGGAAACTCCTCTTCCTCCGGAGCCAGAAGATCCGAATATCTTTATTCCGGTCGAGCCTAAAGTTCCCGAGGTTCCAAAACCGGTTGCTCCTAAACCAGAACCTAATCATGACGATCCATTCGGGTTCCCCGATGTTCCGATTGTCGATATTAAACAAGAGCCATCTGAAAAGATAGATAAGCTTGTATATCGATGGACAAAGAGTAACTTAGTCCGTATTAAGAAACATTGGATCGATAAGTTAAAAGATTATCTTCAGGATTATTTATCTAAAATGTTCCATGCCGTACAATTATGCGGCGCAGAAGATTTAACGATATTATTATTAGTATTCGATGGTTTAGCCGTTAAAACAGTCTCGGGTAAGAAATGTAAAGTAGCACACGATAGTATTGTCCGTAACGATTTAATGATTCGTGAAAAGGCGAAGATGATGGCTAAGCTATATGGAGCCGACGAATTAATTAAGTTCATGCGAGCAATCGAAGCGGCTGCGCAAACTCGTCAAGAATATTATAATCATGAATTTTTATCGTATTGTCCGACAATGTTAAGTCAATACGAAAATGATTTCTTGCGAGAAAATCGTGCAGTCTATGATCAGAAGTATGTTAATAGTGTATATCAATATAATAAGCTATTAATGTCGTCGACAGAATTGACGAAAGACGTATTCGATTTAACTGTTAATAGTGCATTTGCTAAAGGCGTTTTAATTAATAACGGTATTAATCCGTTCGAAAAAACGCCGGAACCAGATCCAGTCTTTTATTTAAATAACTTAGCTCCTGATCCTGGTAAAGTTGGTGCTAACGGATTATCGAGTACCGGTAATTATGGTAACTTGAAACCTGGTTCATTATCTGATAGAATTATAAATGGTAGCGGAGGTACTGGAGTCATTGATACAGATTTTACAAAAGCAGTTGCATCTGGCTTAGTCGGTTCTACTATGGCAAATGGATCAGTTGGCTGCGTAGAATTCGCGACGAAGTTCGGTTCCTATTTCTCTAAATTCTTAGCCGATGAATTATCTAAAGGAACCGTTAACGTTGACGTATTGATGCAAAATGCTAGAGCTGCCGGATTACAACACGTGACTAGCGGAACACCGGCAAAAGGTGATATAATAGTATATCATAATGATGCCGAAGGTTATAACCATGTCGTTATTGCCGACGGACAAGGCGGTTATTATGGTAACTCATCTTCACAAAATAAAGGCGTTCATGGTAGCGACTTCCACGAAATGGGTAGTTGGACAAATTATGCTGGGTTCATTTCATTACAAGGAAAGTAAATGAAAATATCAGATTTTTATGAGGCTGAACAGCCCAAAAAGAAAAAAGATTCTGTCCTTGGCAGGGCAGTTAGTACTGTCAAGGAGAATCTTATTAAAGCCAAGGCGATAGCTTTCGGTCAGTTTAATCGACGAGGATCTAATCCAGGTTCTCGTACATACGATTTAGAAAGAATTAAAAATGCAATTCTTACCGATTCATATTTATCGGTAGCAATTAGAAAATTCTCTCAGCTTATTACAAAAGCCGGGTATCAAATTAAATCTAAAAATGAAGCCGCAGCTGACTATATTAATGACAGATTGCGTATTATAGAATTTCGTTCTAAAATTCCTTTTTATGTTTTAATAACTTCTATTGCAAAAGACTTGTATACTTTCTCAAATTCGTATATAATTAAAACTAGAGATAATGATACGCAAAAATTTGGAGTTAAAGCAGATCAAATTTATAAAGGCGGTTCGATCTCTGGTTTATTCTTAGCAGATCCTTGCAATGTCACAGTACAGCGAGGAGACGATGGAAGAATTGATCATTACCTAATCGATGGAGAAGAATATTCTCCGAACGATGTAATTCATTTGTACATCGATAAAATGAATAATGCCGAGTATGGCACCTCTAGAATGTTTACCGTTCTAGAGGATGCATCTATGCTGCGGAAAGCTGAAGGATTGGTTATGACGATATTGTATCGTTTCGCCACTCCTATTTTGCATATAAAAGTAGGTAATACAGCCGAAGGTCAATATGCTACTCAAAAAGAAATTGACGACGCAAGAAATGCTTTCCAAGATATGCCTAATGACGGTTTTATCGTAACGAACGAAAGAACGACAATTACGTCTGTTACTCCCGATATGAAAGCTAACGATTTATTAAATTTCTTATCGTATATGGAGCAACGTATTTTTACCGGTCTCAATGCTTCAAAATCTTCGATGGGTCGAGGTGGTGGACAGTCCTCAGCCGACAATACGGAAGCATTAATGCATGACGAAGTAAAAGCGTTCCAAAATGTAATTTCTTCTTTTATCGAAAAATATTTATTTACGGAATTATTATTAGAAGGTGGATTTAATCCATTAACCAATAAAGACGATTATGTATTCTTCGACTTTAACGAAGTATCGATCGATACAAAAATTAAAGTTGAGTCCCATACGATTCAAAAATATCAAGGTAACGTTATTACTCTTGATGAAGCTCGTCGTGAACTTGGCTTCGATAACGAAGTATCTGAAACGGACATGTATGCATTTAAAGTTACATTGGAATCTCAATTAGAACAAATCGATGCACAAGCAGATGCATCTATTAAAACGTCCAAAGAAACAATGCAATTACAGCCGACTCAACAATCAAGTAAAGATGGCTTAGATGAACGTAGTTTTAACGGAAAGAAGAAACAATCGACTCCGAATAAATACTTCTCGAACGATGCAAATCCTCAAAATCAAAATACAATTCAAGATAATCCGATTGCGAAAGAATTCGTAATGAAGGAATCTTTAGAAGATAATATTAAAGATTATGAGAAAAATTTTAGCGATATACACGCAAGTTACAATCGACTAGGTAATATATTGGCGAGTCGTGGCTCTACAAAGCCTGTAGTTACCGAACTCTTAAAAAAGTTAAATAAACATTTGACAGAGTCCGCAAGGCGTGGTGTTAACGATTCACATGCGAACAATAAAACTAATGGAAAGATAATTGATCCGATAGTCGATTCATTTGAAGACTATTCTTCAAAAAAAATTAATAAGATAGTCGAAGATTTAAAATCTGCGACAAAAAATAATAAAGATAAAATATACATCGATAATCAACTTTCGAAAACAGAATATCGATTAAGATTCTTATGTGATTATCTCACAAAGAAAGCTTACTGGTGGAATTATGTTCAACAATGTAAAACCGACGGTGTAAAAACAATCGAAATTCAATTCGAAAATAGCGATCATCAAAATGGCCGCATGACCCATTTCGATATCGATAAGATTACTATCGAAGATATTCCAGCTTACACTCCATATTGTAAGTGCTCAATTAAGCCTATAATGAAAGGATAAACATGGAATTCCGTGAATATCTTGGGTTTAATCCTGTAGACGTAAAAGAGTCCGCAGTCGCACACTCTCATTCTTTATCTAACAACGTTAAAGCTAAAGGATTAAAAGTGGAAATAGAAGCACTACATTTTTATCCGTATGCTACTCGTAATGATACACGTTATTACGAATCTGCAATAAGAGAGTCGTTGCATAAATG